ACAGGCGCAGGGAGCGCATCGACACAGGCGGACTTGACCATTACGCGTATCAGTGTTTCTACCTACGCCACTATCCCAAACAAGTTGCAGCAAGCCCGTCCTATTCAGGTTTGGATTCAGCGCCTTCAGGACATTCCTACTATTACCGTTTGGCCTGTTCCTGATAATTCACAAACGTACACATTTGTATACTGGCGTTTACGCCGCATAGACGACGCAGGAACTGGCATTAACACAATGGATGTGCCGTTCCGGTTCTTGCCTTGCATGGTGGCAGGTTTGGCGTACTACTTGGCTTTGAAGGTTCCCAATGGGGCCGAGCGCCTACCAGTTCTTAAACAGCAGTACGATGAGGCTTGGGACTTAGCCTCTACGGAAGACCGTGAGAAGGCTTCGGTTCGCTTTGTACCGCGCCAGATGTATATAGGAAGCGGTACTTGAAATGGGCAATAGGTTTGCTTCTGGCAAGAACAGCATCGCCATGTGCGATAGGTGTGGCTTCCGATTCAAATTAACAGCTCTACGCAAAGAGGTCATTAAGACCAAGACGTACAACTTGTTGGTGTGCGATAGCTGCTGGGATCCCGATCAGCCTCAGTTGCAGTTGGGTATGTACCCGGTGGATGACCCACAAGCTGTACGCAACCCGCGTAGGGACACAACGTATGTAACTGCAGGGCCAAATGCAACGGGCCTCCCTACAGGCGGCAGTCGAGACATTCAATGGGGCTGGAATCCAGTTGGGGGTGCCAGCAGTTTTGATACAGCTTTAACACCAAACTACTTGGTTTCTAGAGCAATTGTTGGTACAGTAACGATATCTTAAGGAGCTAATTATGGCGTACGTAAAATCAGCTGACGGCGTTGCCTCAAAAGGCAAAACAAACGTCAAAGTATTCCCCAACAGCGGCCCCACAAAAGGCACTGACAAGGGCGGCAAAAAATCTTCTGGTGTGACCGGCGAAGCGATGATGAAAGTCGGTCGCAACATGGCACGCGTAAACAATCAACGTGGAGGCTAATCATGCCCAAAGTTAACAATCTCCCCGCTTCTGCCTACGCAAAGCCCCATACTATGAGTGGCAAGACCGTAAAAGCAACCACGATGCCCGGAAAAGATTCTGGCCTTGAAAGTTTGGCAGCTATGCAGCCGCGCATGAGTGTTGGCATGTACAACAACTCACAAGGCAGAGAGTCTGTGAAAGAGACAGGCATCGTTACCCGTGGTAATGGCGCGGCTACCAAAGGTATAACGGCTCGCGGCCCAATGGCTTGAGGTTTATATGGCAACACTAGGTGCGCTGACTTACTCCCAATTGGTGACTGCGGTATCTGATTACACGCAGAACACCTTCGACACTACTGACATGAACACCATGATTCAGCAGGCGGAGCAGCGCATCTATAATTCAGTGTCGCTACCCAATTTACGTAAGACATCGACCACAGCTTTAACGGCAAGCGTTAATACGTTTAATGCACCCACAGACTTTCTGGCTGTGTATTCGTTTGCTGTGGTTGACGCCAGTGGGAATTTTATCTACTTGCTTAACAAAGACCCTGCGTTCATGCAAGAGGCATACCCTAATCCAGCCACAACAGGGGTTCCAAAGTACTACGCAATCAACGGCCCATCTTCACCTGTGACTACGCTGCAGTTTATTCTTGGGCCTACACCCAGTGCTGCATTCGTAACAGACCTTAGTTATTTCATCATGCCTGAGTCAATTGTTACTGCGACTACTACATGGCTTGGTACTAACTTTAGCTCTGTGCTGTTGTACGTGACACTGGTTGAAGCTAACACATACATGAAGGGTGAAGCTGATATGACCGCGCTGTACAATCAAAAGTACATGGAAGCATTGGCACTCTTGAAGAACTTGGGCGATGGCAAACAGCAAACCGACACTTACCGCTTTGAATCAAGGGTCACACCGCAATGAGCATTGTCCAGACCCAAACCACAAGTTTCAAAGCGGAGTTGTACCAAGGTATACATGCGCTTACCACCGACGTTATCAAGATTGCCTTGTACACGGCGAACGCCGACCTGAATGCGGATACCACAGCGTATTCAAGTTCAAACGAAGTATCAGCAACATCGGGCGCAGCACCGTACTCACCGGGTGGAGCGATCCTAACGCCGGTGAGTGTTTCGTCATCTACATCTGATGCAACAGCGTATGTGGGCTTCCCAAACGTCGCGTGGACTGGCACAATAACGGCACGGTGCGCATTGATCTATAACGACTCAGTGGTAGGCAAGCCCTCTATTGCAGTGTTAGACTTTGGAAGTGACAAAACGTCATCCAACTTCACGATCACAATGCCTGCCAATACGTCAACAACAGCGCTGATCCGCAGTTCGTATTAAAGGGCTGGGCTAAAACCCGGTTATTCCGTAAATACGGCATAAGTGTTTAAACAAATTGGGAGTATAAAATGCCATCACAATGGTCTGCGCTAAAAGTAGAATTGCTTGAAACTGGTGCAAATTCAGGCACTTGGGGATCGCTCACCAACACTAACTTAGGTGACGCGGTTCTGGGGGAGGCCATTACAGGCTCCGCCACGGTAGACTTTTCTACAGATGCGGATGTCACAATCACACTTACTGACGTCATTACTACGCAAGCTGCTAGAAACTTGCGTTTAAATATTACTGAAAGCTCTACCGGAATTGGTTCTGTACGCAGTTTAATCTTGGGTTCAGGTTGCCAAATTGAAAAGTTTTACCTGATTAACAACACGGGGACAGGCGCAAAAACCGTTAAGAATACGACCGGCACAGGCATCACTGTTCCAGCTGGTAAAGCTACGTTGGTTTTCAACAACGGCACAAACGTTGTCGATGCGGCTTCACATTTCAGTTCTTTAACGCTAGGCGCTGCTTTGCCAGTTACCAGCGGTGGCACGGGCACAACCACTTCCACAGGTAGTGGTAATCTGGTTCTTTCAGCCTCCCCCACTATCACGGGCACATTGGCTGGCGCAAGTGCTACGTTGTCCGGAACATTAGGTGTTACCGGTGTAGCTACGTTAGGTAATGGTGCGATCCTAAATACCCCAGCTTCAATGGTGGGAACAAACATTACCGGAACTGCAGCCAGCTTTAACATCAATGGCACTGTAGGTGCGACCACTCCTGCGACTGGAGCGTTTACAACATTAACAGCTTCCTCCACTCTTACAGTGACGGGTAGTTCTAGCTTGCAAGGTTTGACAGTCGGTAAAGGCGCAGGGAGCGGTGCTTCCCCAAACGCAAGCACAGCAGTTGGAAACAGCGCATTAGCGTCTAATACGACAGGCACAAATAATACGGCAGTTGGTTATGCGGCCCTTAGTTCAAATACCAATGGCACAAATAATGCAGCACTAGGCTACCTAGCTTTGTTTGGGAATATTACAGGAACCGCAAATGTTGCTGTAGGCTCAGAAGCATTACGCGCAAATACATCTGGCGCCAGTAATACTGCAGTAGGGTATACGGCGTTATTTAATAACTCTGTTGGAATATATAATACTGCGATTGGGGCAAATACGCTTTATTACAACACTACAGGCAACAACAATACTGCAGTAGGGGGTTCGGCGTTATTTAGTAACACTACAGGAGTACAAAATATAGCAGTAGGCACTTCAGCATTAGCCTACAACGCCACTGGCATAAACAATGTAGCAATTGGTCATCAAGCCCTGTATTTAAGTTTTGCGGGTTCGCAAAATATTGGAATTGGCACGTCAGCCTTGTACAACAACTCGGGCGATTACAACGTTGCAGTTGGCATAGCTGCTTTGTATTCAAACACTACAGGCAACAACAATACTGCTATTGGATATAACTCACTAAACAAAAATACCACGGGCATTAGAAACAGCGCAGTTGGTTATAACGCTTTGTACAACAATACAGTGGGCACTGGAAATACCGCAAGCGGTTGGCAAGCACTGTACACCAATACAAATAATACTGCCGTTGGGATGCAAGCCTTAACTTCCAACTCAACAGGAACTACCAATACTGCCGTTGGGTATGGTTCATTAGGCCAAAATACAGTTGGTACGGACAATGTTGGTATAGGCGCAAACGCTTTAGCGGTAAACACTACCGGTACACAAAACGCGGCGGTGGGCACCAGCGCGTTATACACAGCAAACGCTTCCCGAAATGCGGCATTGGGACACAGTGCTTTGTACACCACCACCACTGGTTCGTCAAACACAGCCGTTGGTTATCTCTCGCTTTACTTAAATACAATTGGCGCAGGCAATGCCGCAGTAGGCGATACCGCCCTGTATTCAAATACTACAGGCGTAAACAATACTGCTATTGGCTATTTATCAGGTTATGGCAATGGAACGCAAGCCAACACAACAGGCACTGGCAATACATTCATTGGTTACAACGCCATGGGAGCATCTCCTACGGCCAACAACACAATTACCTTGGGTGATGGCTCTATTACCACATTACGATGCCAAGTCACATCTATTACTGCGTTGTCCGATGCGCGTGATAAAACCAACATTGTGGACATTCCAGCGGGTTTAAACTTTGTGCAAGCACTTCGCCCTGTATCCTTTGATTGGAACATGCGCGACGGCCAAAAGGTTGGTATTACAGAATTTGGTTTTATTGCACAAGAGCTTCAACAAGCGCAGGCAACCACAGGAGTCTCTGTGCCACACTTGGTGTCTGATATTAACCCTGAAAAACTAGAAGCTTCTGCAGGCACGTTAATTCCAATTCTGGTCAAAGCCATCCAAGAGCTTAAATCAGAGTTTGATCTGTACAAAGCAACTCAT